GAAACCGACAAGGTTTTCTTCCTGAACTCATGGAGAAGTTCTATGACGAGAGAAAGGCTTGGAAGAGGAAAATGATTGACTATCAAATTGAATATCAGAGTGCAGATAAACCAAGACGAAAAGAACTCGATACTTTAATTAAGAGAGCTAATAACAATCAAATGGTTCGAAAGATTGCACTCAATTCAGCATACGGAGCTCTTGCAAATCAATACTTTGCTTTCTTTAGTGTCGACCTTGCAGAAGCAATCACCACTAGCGGGCAACTAATCATTCAGTGGGCTGAGAAAACCATAAACGAATTCTTAAACAAAACTCTTGAAACTGATAATGAAGATTATGTAATTGCAATGGATACTGATTCACTTTATATTACTATGGATAAATTAGTTCAAAGAGTTCTTCCCGAAGAAACAAACAAGGGTAAGATTGTAGACTTCTTAAACAGCTCCGAAGGTTTGATTGAGAAAGTTCTTGCTGAAGGGTTTGACGAACTTGCAGAATATACAAATGCATATCAAAACAAAATGGAAATGGGCAGAGAGATTATTGCAGACCGTGGTATTTGGACTGCAAAGAAACGATATATTCTTAATGTGCATGATAACGAAGGGGTCAGATTAAAAACTCCTAAACTTAAAATGATGGGTATTGAAACTGCAAAGAGTTCAACACCACAATGGGTTAGAGGAAAACTCACAGAGGCTTTTCAAGTTGTTATGAATGGTGAAGAAACAGACTTGTGGGAGTTTGTTGAGAATGCCCGAAAAGAGTTTAGGAATTTACCACCCGAGGAAGTTGCATTTCCTAGAGGGTGTAAAGGATTAGTTCAGTATGCAGACCCAACACATATCTATTCAAAAGGAACTCCGATTCATGTAAGAGGTTCCTTGTTATATAACCACCACCTTAAGAAGAAGAATATCGATAGAAGATATGAAATGGTTAAGAATGGTGAGAAGATACATTTCAGTTATTTGTCAACCCCTAATCCTATTAATGAGAATGTCATTGCATTCCTTAATGTATTACCTAGAGAATTAGATTTACATAGATTTATAGATTACGATATGCAATTTGATAAAGCATTCGTAGACCCTTTGAAGGTTGTTATTAGTTTAATTGGCTGGAATGTTGAACCAGTTGCTAGTCTTGACTCATTTTTTGGATAAGTTTACCTATATAGAGTATGGCATACAGTAAAAAGGTTGTAGATAGATTCAACAATGTCCTCAACAACCCCGATAAACACGGTGTAGGTAGATTCGACCCCAAAGACCCAAATGTTGCAACAGGAATGACTGGAGCACCAGCTTGTGGCGATGTCATGAAACTTGATTTAAAAATTAATCCCGAAACAGATGTTATAGAAGATGTTAAGTTTAAAACTTATGGTTGTGGTAGTGCAATCGCTTCCTCTTCATTATTTGTTGATATGTTAATGGGATTAACAATAGAACAAGCAAAACTTATCGAAGATAAGGACATTGCAGAAAAACTAGAGCTCCCACCAATTAAACTTCACTGTTCAGTTCTTGCAGAAGATTCAATTTCACAAGCAGTAAAGGACTGGGAATCAAAAATCGAACATAGAAACCACAATAAAAGTAACCTATAATTCAAGAATATCCTAAATAAGGGTATGTATGAATATAATGTAAATGTTACCCGCGTGGTTGATGGTGACACAGTTGATGTAGATATCGATTTAGGATTCGGAATGGTTTATAAGAAACAAAGAGTGAGGCTAAAGGGTATAGATACCCCTGAATCTCGCACACGAGATAAAGTCGAAAAGCTCTTTGGCAAGGCATCAAAATACCACTTACAACACTTGTTAGAAGAACAAGATGTCACCCTTATCTCTCATGATAAAGGGAAGTTTGGTAGAATTCTTGGTGAGTTATTTGTTAAACATGAAGCAAATTTAAGAGATGGTCATGTGAAAGGTAAAGTTAGTATAAATCAACAAATGATTGCAGACCACCATGCAGTTGATTATGCTGGTGGTAATAAAGAAGAAATCCAAGAACAACATTTAATCCACCGCAAGCTTCTATTAGAAAAGGGAACAGTCACCCAAGAACAAATTGACGAGGTATCATAATGGTTATTGAATTTCTAGACTGTTTCTACATTGCCATGATAGCGGTTATCTTTGGTTTTATTATTCATTTGGAATGTCAAATCTATCTAATCAAAACTATGATAGAGAAGTCTTTAGCAAGAAACGACACTATTAAAGACATCAGACAAGAAAGAAAAGAAAGAAAAGAAAAGAGAAAAACCCTCTAGTCAAACTCCCAAGCACACTATATAATAGTAGTATTCCTAGCGGAATATGTTAATAACAACTGTTGGAAACAACAAGGAGAAAGACTTATGAAGAAGTCACAAGCGTTTGCACAAATCGGTGCAATGTCGGAAGTCGTCAAACTTTCGGATATCATAATGATTATCTTGCAAATAGATAATTTCAAATTTGACACTCTTAAAAAACTCAAACCAGCATCACCATATACAGGTGAGGATTTAATTCCTTTGTCTGATATCTATGTTGATTTGACTTACCAAAGAAAACTCAAAATCCAAAGACTAATCAATCGTTTGATTGACAGCGGTGGTTTTGATAAAGCAGTAGCAGGTCATGTTGACCTTGCAGTCAGACCTGATGGAAGAAAGTTCGTATGGGACGGATTCCACAGAAGTATCATGGCTGCAATCGTTGGTCTTTTAGGTATTAAAACTTCTATATTTACACATGACATTACTCATTCAGAAGCTAAGTGTCAAAGAATCGAAGCAAAAATGTTTAAAACTCGTAATGCAGATCAAACCTCAATGGCACCTGATGAAATCTTTAGAGCAAAGGTTGTCTTTAGAGACTCAACTGCAATGGATCAACTTGCATTACTAAAAAGATGTAAATTGAATGTCGGTAATACCAACCTTGATACAGATGCATATGACCTAGGTGGTTTTGGAATGTTCGACAAAAACTGGGAATCTGTAGATTCAAGGTTTATGGTTGAAGCTTCCGAAGTTATCAGGAAAGCATATCCAAATGTGAAAACTATGTCAGTAAATCTATTATTAGGTATGGCTGCACTCTTAAGTGCAAATGAAAATGAGGTGACAGTTAACACTGCGTCTATCACTGAAATCAAAAACACATTTGCAGAAATGACAAACGGTGGTAATACACCACAAGCAGACTTTATCAAACCTTTGATTGCTGGTAAGAAAATCGAATCAGTAGCTAGAAACCTATTGAGACGAGGACTTCAAAAACTATACAATGATGGTGGTGATGAAGTTCATTCACTTATCAGAGCCATTGGCATAACAGACGATGACGAAGAAAGCTTAGAAGAAAGTTAAAAAACCACCTTTACAACACTCCACATAAATAGTATAATAGTAGTATACATTTATGAGGAGTGTTTATGTCATTTATTAAAGACTTAGTTAAATCATCAGGAAACGAATATGCAAGTGTCGTTTCTGACGGTGTAAGTGCTGGAGATGTTGACTCATTCGTTGATACGGGTAGTTATGTTTTCAATGCATTATTGAGTGGTTCATTATATGGTGGACTACCAACAAACAAAATTACTGCAATCGCAGGAGAATCAGCAACTGGTAAAACTTATTTTGCACTTGGAATGGTTAGACAATTCCTTGAGGATAATAAAGACGCAGCTGTAATCTTTTTTGAATCTGAATCTGCAATCAGCAGAGAAATGATTGAAGATAGAGGTATTGATTCAAAGAGAATGATCATTGTGCCTGTAGTGACCGTTCAAGAATTCAGACAACAGGCAATTTCTATATTAGACAAATATCTAGAAACCCCAAAAGATAAAAGACCACCAATGATGATGTGTCTTGACTCTTTGGGTATGTTATCTACTACAAAAGAAATCGAGGACACTGCAGAGGGTAAAGAAACCCGAGACATGACTCGTGCTCAAATTGTTAAAGGCACATTCAGAGTATTGACTCTCAAACTAGGAAGGACAGGCGTCCCATTAATAGTTACGAATCACACTTATGATGTTATTGGTTCTATGTTCCCTCAAAAAGAAATGGGTGGTGGTAGTGGATTGAAGTATGCAGCTTCAACTATTATCTATCTGTCCAAGAAAAAAGAGAAGGAAGGGACAACAGTTATCGGAAATATTATTCACTGTAAAAATGCAAAGTCAAGACTTACAGTGGAAAACCGAATGGTTGATGTCCGACTAAACTATGAAACTGGTTTGGATAGATACTACGGATTACTTGACCTTGCTCTTGCAAGTGAAATATTCAAGAAGTCCTCAACACGAGTGGAATTACCAAACGGTAAAACTGAATTTGCAAAAACGATTAATAATAACCCCGAGAAGTTCTTTACACCTGATGTAATGGAAAGGCTTGAGGTAGTAGTGAGAGATTATTTTAAATATGGAAACGAGACTAGAACAGACGATACTCAAGAATCTGATTCAGAATGAAGAGTTTACACGGAAGTGCATACCTTTTCTGAAGCCAGAGTATTTCACAGATATATCTGAAAAAACAATCTATGAATTCTCATACGATTACTTTCAGAAATATACTAAACCACCAACAGTAGAAGCACTTCTCATAAATCTTGAGAATAGCACTTCCCTTAATGAGAAGACTCTCAAGGACGCAAAAACTATTGTTAAAGGTTTCGGTGGAGATGACACTCCACAAGAGTGGTTGGTTGACGAGACAGAGAAATGGTGCAAAGATAGAGCAATCTATATTGCAGTCATGGATTCTATCGAAGTCATAGACAAGAAGTCCCAACGCTCCACTGGTGAAATACCTGAACTTCTTAAAGATGCACTCTCCGTGTCCTTTGATACCCATATTGGTCATGATGTGATAGAGGATTCAGACGATAGATTTGAATTCTATCATACGGAAGAAGAGAAGATTCCATTTGACTTAGAGTATTTTAATAAGATTACCAAGGGTGGATTACCTAACAAGACATTAAACATTTGTCTTGCTGGAACTGGTGTTGGTAAATCATTATTCATGTGTCATTGTGCAGCTGCAAATCTTATGATGAATAAGAATGTATTGTATATCACACTTGAAATGAGTGAAGAAAGAATTGCAGAAAGGATTGACGCAAATACCTTGAATATTCCCATGAAGGAATTGCCTGACTTATCAAAGAAAATGTTTGATAAGAAGATTGATAAACTTAAAAACAAAACCAAGGGTAAACTTATTGTAAAAGAATATCCTACTGCAGCTGCTCACGCTGGTCATTTCAGACATTTATTACAAGAGTTGAATATTAAAAAAGACTTTCAGCCCGACATTATCTTCATTGATTATCTAAATATATGTGCATCACATAGAATTCGGCCGGGAGCTGGTGCAAACTCTTACACATTAGTTAAGAGTATCGCAGAAGAATTAAGAGGACTTGCAGTGGAATATGATGTTCCTATTGTGAGTGCAACACAGACAACCCGAAGTGGCTATGGTTCCACAGATATTGGACTCGAAGACACTTCGGAATCTTTTGGACTGCCTGCAACTGCAGATTTAATGTTTGCACTGATTACCAGTGACGAACTAGAAGATTTAGACCAGTTAGTAGTCAAACAATTAAAGAACAGATACAATGACCCTACAATATTTAAACGATTTGTTATAGGTGTAGATAGAAGTCGCATGAAACTTTATGATTGTGAACAAGAAGCACAAGAAGAGTTGATAGATTCAGCTGAAGAAGATTTTGACGATTCAGTTCCAGTAGCAGATAGAGGACGAGATAGATACTCCGATTTTAAGATTTAGCCTTGACAATGGGTGTCATTTTTTGATAATATATAGGTATG